CTATTATACCGTAATTTTACCTATAAGCTAATATTGTATTATCCTTTTTAGACACTGTTTTTTATGTGAGATTAGTAAGAATTGACTGCTAAAAACCTAGTATTTGCAATAGTTCTTAAGTCTAGATTTAATAATCCTATAATTTTAATTGTAGTAATGTAGTAATAGTCATTAAAAATTTAAAATCATTTAATTTTTATTTGTTTTATTTTAGACTCAAAGTAAGATCATTTTATAAATTTGCATAAAAAAAGATCAGGTTTTCGAGTTCCTGATCTAGTTTTATTAGATGTAAGCTTATGTATTTATAAAGCTAAACATAACTCTTTAGATTTATCTATTATATTTGAGTTTTTACCATAATAATTTTGTTCCATTCTTATTCTCGCTCTCTCGGATTCCGAGTTTATATTACTAGCTCCCATTTGATGGGAATAGTAATAATTAATTCCATTGTGTAAGCTGTAAGCTGTTCTCCCGTTTTGTTCAAATTCTTTTTCTAAATTTTCTTTAATTTGCTTAACCTCAACAAGATCTAGATATGTTTTTTCTCTTGTTAACTTTAAAACTCTATCGGTGCAAACTTTCTTATTTTTCCATTTTTCATAGAATAAATTTTCTAGTACTTGTTTAATTTGTTCTTCTCTTATTTCTTTGCGTACCATATATTTATAATCCTCAATTGATTTTGTAAACTCTCCTTTTTTAAAATCAATAATTCTATTTATGTTTTTTACATTTTCATTAATAGATTTTGTATGTTTAAAAACTAAAGGATTTGACTGTTTTAATTTATTCATTTGATTAAAACAGAACATCCTGAAGTGAATAAATGATATGTGACAAGATACTGAACTATCATGACTTGAAACAATAGCAAGCCTTAATTTATGTGGGTCATCTTTTTGTACATCTTGTACTGCGTCATCAATACCAAGATTTAAAACAAATCTTTTATTGTCTACATTCATTATTGATTCTATTGTTGTTTTTCCTCTTACCTCCTGAATTACTTTTTTAATACTGTCTAGTTGCAATGTTGTATACTGCATCTTAGGAATATTAAGAAGTTGATCCTTTTTGTCGTGACATATTGCTTGGTAGTCATTTATTTTTATTAGTTCTCCTTTTTCATTTTTAAAAAATAAATCTCTCCTTACTGCATCAAAATCTAACTCATTTTCTTTCCATATAATGTCTAAATCTTTTTTAAAAGAATCGTCAATAAATTTTGATCCTTTAAAAATAGTTTCATTACTAGAATTTTGATATCCTAGTTTTTCCGCGTTTAGTTGATTCTCTAAATTTTTTGAGAATTGATTATTAGAAATACTTAATGTATTTTCTAGTTGATTTTTGAAATTTTCAATTTGATTTTCCATTTTGTTTTTAATATGGGTGTTTAAAAATGACACTAATATGGTGTCTTGCATATTCTAATTTAATATTCTATTAATAGCAATATTTAATATTTAAGTAATAATAAAATTAATATCTTGTTAGGTATTTTTACTCATAGTATCCAGTACGTTTTCTGTCTGTGGAAAACTCGCACTGTCCTGTGGAAAACTTTTTTCCCAAAATTTCCAGGAAAAATTTTTTCATACTATATAGTGTTCATCTACATTTTTTGAAGTCAGGCAGTGAAAATCAACAAAAAATTATAATAAATACTGTACTATGAATGGCGATTTTTGAATGGTTTTTTAAACATACGACCCACTATGAATGGCAAATTCTCAGAATTATCAGTGAGAATTAATAAATGAGAATTGACTATTTACAACATACTACAATAGTACTATAATAGAGTTGTTCACTAAACCACCTAAATTTATGGGCTTAGATATGTACCTTTACGGTACAAAAACATTCTCTGCTTTACAAGAAAATAAGGAGAGAAAATTTGCTAACGATCCAGCGTACGTTAGAACTTTTGAGTACACTAGCTTACTCAATAACCACAACTTAAATGAACTCCCAGTAGATGACACAACTCCATGGGCTTCATACACTATAAAATTACCCCTAGCTTACTGGCGAAAAGCGAACCACATACATGGGTGGTTTGTTAAAAACGTACAGGGTGGTAAGGATAACTGTGAGGAATATTCAGTATCAAGAAAACAACTTGACCTACTAAATACAGCAGCTACGGCAACACTCGCAGCACCTAGCAGGGCTAAGGACTACTTACCTCCTACGGAAGGAAGTTTTTTCGGTACATACGATTATGATAATGATTATTTTACCGAGCTACAGAGTACAGCACAAATGACCCGATCCATATTGGATTTACCTACAGGAAACTACGGCGACTTCGCTGATTTTGACGACATTATCTACTACTCAAGTTGGTAATGGACAAACATCAAATATATACCGCACTGGACAACATGGATATGTTCGGGGGAAGTTTTGTCGCTTCCCTCGCTCATTGCTATTCCTTAGCCGATCCAGATAATCAAAACATACTGTATAACGCGTTTGAATCCACTTTTATTAAATACGCTAATTTTAACAATGAAAATTAAACCTTACTATATTCTACTCAAGTGGAATATGAAGCATCCTGAAAATAGGTATCGTACCAACTTGTACGAAATATGGAAGGAGTATGATGACACTTACTTGTTTGATAGTATCCTGTACTCGGTAATTGAATTTTATGACTCTCTTGGCGAAGCTAGAGAACATAAAAGGAGGTTATTGAATGGATAAAGAGACTGCTGAAGATTTTATCTATAAGACGCTAGTAGAGAATGAAAAGAAAACCGATCCAAAAGATAAACTATCTCGAAAAGATATAGTTGAAATTCTTACGGAGGATCATGGTATTCCAGTGGCTACTGCGTATAGATACTATAAGGATCAGTTGAATCTCTATAAATGGGAGACTTCAAAACCCGATCCAGATAAACAGCTAAAAGATAGTAAAGATGAAATACTCTCAAACGTACTAGACAGTGCAAATGACTTTCTTACTGATGGGAAGGTTAAAGAGTATTGCAGCACTATCGAAACATATTCAAAATTACTTACGAGGTTCAAAAAAGTATGACTAGCGATCCAATTATTAACAAAGTTGATGAAACTTACGGCGTTAAACTTGCTGGAGTTATAAAAACTTATGTCAGTGAGTTAGTAAACCATGAATTAGATGTAATTACTGATTCAGACTGGTTTGCTGAAAAAGTTTATGAATGTGTAGACACTGTGAGGGATAGCAAAAATGTCTGATTCCTTTTTACACAACCATCAATCCGCACTGGACAGCCAGCGTGAAGATGATGCGATCCAGTATCTACAGGACACTGGGGTTTACCCCGATCCAGATAGTGATGACTACGAGCCAACAGATGGAGAGATGCTATCTTTATTCGGCACTAAATGGCACGATTACTTATGAGTAATTCTCAAAATGATGCCTTACTCGAATCCATACACGATACTGTGTGGGAAGAATATCGAGTAAAAAATGATCTTACAGAAGATCAGCTAAATGAACTGTGCTGGAAACATAAAGAAGGTACACTTCCATATATTTTAAAAGAAACTAACAAACGATTTGAGGAATTATGCCAATGAGTAAATGCTACAAATTAACAGTCACTTCCATGACTTCTCATCATCTTTATATAACTGCACCAGATGGTGTAGATGAAGATAAAGTACGTGAACATTGGAGAGACTTTGATGGTGGAGATTTTTCTACTGATGAAGATGGAGACTGGGAATTTTCTGATCTTTACGAGGTTGAAGCTGATGATATGGATATGTTTCAAGTAGACTGGGAGGAAGAAAGTTGTAGATGCAACTGGGAGGATAAAGATGACTAGCGATCCAAAAAAAGAATTTAATCTTAAAAGAATACATGATGAAATTACTAAAGAAATAGAAATTTCATATCCCCGAATTATTATAAATAACGGGATACCCACTAGAGTACTTAGTGATGAACAGGAAATGTTAATTCGATCTAGAATTTTTAAGCGTAAGTTACATTTGTTGCCTCCGCACCAAAAGAAACTAAAAAGAAAGTTTCAAAAAAGAAAACCACTAATCCACTATTTGAGAAATTATCGCAATGATTAACGATCCATAGATGTTGAGGGTTGAAGGGTAATCCCATAATCTTCCCAGTCTTGAGCGTAAAACTTTATAGCTTCCTTTTCATTAAGGCTTTTGTGGTAACGATCCACTCTATCTAGAAAAATACTTTCCGATCCTCGCAACTCTAAGTTGTTGAGGATTTTTATTTGGGGTTTGCCACTTCTGCGAGCTACTACAACCGCACCATATTTGGGCTTTATGCCTGTGAGATGCTGTAGACCTAGACTGTACGCTCCAAGTTGATGACAGAATTGTTCGATCATGTCATCTGACCTGACTTCTTTAGCTGTTTTCCAGTCCACTATGAATGGCCCGTCTCCATCAATATCCAGTAGAGCGTCTGCTGTGCCAGCAAATCCGTAGCCTGGTTTGTACACGGAGAACTCGACTGCATGAATGGCGGTTACACGATCCAGTATGAATGATCGTAGACCTCTGGCGTAGCCTGACGCACTCCAGCTAACACGCGGTGCGGATTCAACTGCTTTTTGTAGGCCCCATTGAGTGACTTTTTTCGGACAGCGTTCCAGTCCGTCCGATCCAGTCCTCCATAGACCTCTTTTGTTTGAGTTTTGTCTTGCAAATTTTGCTGCAAGTTTGAGAATAAATTCTGCGTGGCTGTGTGCGAGCTTGCCTCTTTCGCAAGCAATATCACGCTCCACAATAGAATCGGACCTTTTAAGCCAACTTTCAAGGGCATCTTTTGTATGTTGGGGTGCAGTTTCTTTTAAAATGTGTGTAACTGAGTGATATACGTTGTTTTCTTTATCACGGTAGACTCTGTGCGGTCCACTATTATCTTGAATTAGCTTCCATTTTCTGAGAGATGCTAGGGCATTTTGTTTGTCTAGCGTTCCCATGAATGGATAATAAATACACGTTCCCATAATTAATATACAGCAAAATAAAAGGGAGTCAATAGCGACTCCCTATAAATGGGGATTATTCTTCTTCTTTAAAGGGATTACCACCTTTAAGAAGTCGTTCTAGATCGAACTCTTTTTCTGCTTCCCATGCTTCATCTACAGCTTTAGCCATAGCTTTTTTCAGTGGAGCAGCTTGCACAGTATACTTTGTATCTGTGCCTTCTCCTGTACGAGACAAGTAAAAATCACATTCAGTCATATCTTCGTAATCATCTAACTGACTGATTACGTCAAATTGCTGAGTGATTGTTTTTTGAGTCCAAGAAAATACTTGTACACGTTCCAAGTCATAATTATATATGGGAACTGCTTGAGCTATCTTGCAAGGCTCGTTTGCTTTACCATCTCTGGAAAGTGATCTAACGTAGTCATCGCCAAGTTTTTCTGTAATATCCTCTGCGGTGGGATCTTCAGCGAAACGGAATGGCTTACGTCTTTCTGGATTGTTAACTTCGTTACCCCATAGTTCATAGAACATGAAAGGCTCTTCAGCTAACAGTTTAAAACGAACTTTTTGTCCATTTTTAACATTTGGTGGATTTAAGTAATCGTCTTTTGTGCTACTTGAAGATGCAGCATCTTCTCTAGCTTTAGTTGAAATGAAAGGCATAATGCGTGTTGGCTATAAAAGCCTGAGTTGCCTTACTATTGTAGTACATAGACAAATTAATGTCAATGCTATATAATAAGAAAACCCTAAAGGGTGGAGTTCCTTCAGGGTTTCAACATATAGTCTACAGTAGGTATTGTAACACATGAGTAATAAAAATTTCATCCCTGAAATTCCATTGACATGGTTGACTTGTCCAATATATGCCGAGGGTGTATTACTACCAAAAAGAAACGAGTCGAGTCCAGATAGATATTCTGATGGGAAAGTACCGTTTGGTAGAGCGTGGAAAGAAGAACTTACAGTAAATGATTCGGCTCTGATGATTGAAAGGGAGCCTGATAAGTTCAAAGCTATAGGTATATTCACAGGACAAAAGTCAGATGGTCTTGTGATATTTGACGTAGATAGAAATTTAGGTGTTATTGAAAAGAAATGGGGTAAAGATCTCAAAAAAGCACCAAAAGTTACATCACTCAGGAAAAATGCTGCGAAGTTTTTGTTTAAAGTACCGCAGGATCTTGTAACTGAGGTTGCATCTATCAGTCAGACTGCTGCTGGACAAGAGGGTTGGGAAGTTTTGTGGGGAGGACAGGGTGTTATAGCAGGAGAATATTATAAGAAAGGAGTTGGTAAAGGCGAATATAAATTAGAAGGCGATCTTTTTGACGTACCAGTTGCCCCAGAATGGCTGTTGTCTCGTATGAAAGATCAGTACAAGAAAAATAATCAAGATGTTGATATTAAATATGTTGATAACAGATGGAGTAAACGAACCAAGGAAGAGAGAGTTGCTATTGTTAGTGGTTGCTTGAGTGTTATCGGACATAAAGGACCTAACCAAGAGCATTATTGGTGGGAAATTGGAGCAATGATAAACAATGAGCTACCGGGGATTGAAGGTTTAGAACTTTGGACAGAGTGGAGTAGAAAAGATCCTGATTATGAGCATTGTTGGGAAGAAGGCGAGGATCCCTGTGCTGCTAGATGGTATGCAACATGGAGAAATGATGGTGCTAGATACAATATGTCGCACTTGATTGAGTTGGCTGATAAGGTCGATCCAGAGAGAAAGAGATTTAAACAGGTTGGATTAGATAAATTAATTGAAGATGTAGAGGCTATCCCACTTAGATATAAAGAAGAAGTGCTGGATGGCGAAGATCTCATTCAGCGATATATGGATATTGACAATGATCCTAAGAATGAGAACCCTGCACTGCATAACCAAGCGGTCCATAAATTAGCTATTGAAGCGAAGCGTGGTAATGCTGCTGAGATTGAGAGATTAGTTGATACTCACGAAATGTTCAATAGAACTAAAGGTCAAAAACCTTTGGCTATTGATGAGCTAGATGACACACCTTTTGAATATCTGATTCCAGGATTGCTGCCTAAACCTTGGACTTTGTTAGTTCATGCAGATGGTGGTACAGGAAAAACTGCTATGTGTCAGACAGTGGCAAAACATATTGGACATGGAAAAGCGTTCAATGTTTATGGTGCTTTAGTTAACGTACCAGTTGGTAAGGTGCTTTGGTTGAATGGGGATCAGAACGAGAGAATCTTGCGTAGGCAGATGAAACTTATCGGATGTGATAAGAATGTTCGGGTAGTTACTGAGTGGGATATGCAGTGGTATAGCAGATTCAAAAAGATGCAGAACAAGTATGCGTATGATCTGGTGGTTATTGATAGTTTGGATGGCTGCAATGATAGTAACCCATACGAAGAAAACAGGAGAGAGTATGCGTTACCTATTAAAAAACTTGTTAGGCGAAATGGACAGGATTTTCCTGCTTGTTCGATAATTATTATTCATCACAATACCAAGGAAGGAAAATTTAGAGGAACTACTGCAATTAAAAACGCGGTGGATGAAACTTGGAATATGAAAAAGCTATCAATGAATGATGCTGCTGAGATGGGTCTTACAGCAAATAGCAGATTAGTGAGCGTTGAGAAGTCCAGAGAGGACCGTGAAGGGCTTCGGATGATATTTACCCTGCTACCTGATTACACATACTCTATAAGCCCTGCACCGGATCGCACAGAAGAGGTTGTTATAGACACTCCAAATAAACATACTCTTGATATATTGCGTTTGATGAGAACAGAAACTAAGCCTTGGTGCGTTAAAGATTTGGTAGACCACGATACTGTTGGTGGATCTCATAGAAAACGTGCCATAGTATATAGTTTGAATAAACTTGAAGATCAGAAATTGATTGAAGAGGTTGACGTTCCAAAAACTAAAAGTAAAGGAGGTAGACCATCTAAATTTTATAAAGCAGTTGGTAAGGAATTACCAAAGTCTTTTACGTCCCTCACGCGTGATATACCCCAAAATGATGTGTATAAACCTAATAATATAGATATTGGAACGGATTTGAACAACAATGATATTTGTAAAAACCCTAATTTTGTAAAAACCTCAGAAGATAATATAGGTTTATACAAAGAGGAGGTTAATACAAAACCGATTGTTGTTGAAAACTCTTCTACTGGAACGGAAAAGGGTTTATACACCGATGGGTCTGGGTATATAGAGGAAAACCAAAAATTCTGGGAGCAGTAATCGTTGAAAGAGTCTTTTATAAATGTCACTATTTATGAGGAAAAAAACCCCTCAGAAAATAGTCCACTGGCTACTGTGCGTTATACGGAATATGACAGGACAAGACGTAGAGTGGAGAGAGTAAATCAGGTCGAATATCACGATCCAGAATACTTCCATAGTCAGGTTTTACAGGCTGTTAGCTATGGACTTGATGTATCTATATGTACACGACTTAGTGTAAATACTTTACAAAAGAAGTTAAGCTACTGGACAAGATAATCTATTGTGCTACAATAACAGGGCATATTTACAGGTTCTTCCATGACCTCAACAATTACTAAACAAAAATATTCTGTTTATTATGGAGTATCAGAATTAAGAAGATTGCAGACAGCACACAGTCTTGCGTTTGATACAGAAACATTACAGCTACAGCCTGAAGAAGGTAAACTCCGACTAATTCAGTTGGGGTGTTTTTCTTCTAGAACCATAGTAGTTATTGACTGCTTTGAGTTAGAGCGTGGCGATTGGAACTATTTAGAAGAATTTTTCAGTAGTACCAATAGATACTGGCTGGCACACAACGCAGTATTTGATCTCGGCTGGTTACAGGAGCATGGCATATATCCAGAAGGATTTGTGCGTTGCAGTATGTTAGCCAGCAGATTACTTACAAATGGTATTCCACAGACTAAACATGGTCTTGATGCACTGGCTAAAAGACAACTAGATATGAATGTATCTAAGGAACAACAGAAGTCTGATTGGGGTGCTGAAGTACTATCTAAAGAACAGTTAATTTATGCTGCAAAAGATATTGAAGTACTACTTGAGTTAGATCATGTACTGGAGAGAAAGTTAAAAAATGCAAAGTTAGACAGAGCTTTTACTTTGGAATGTAGAGCACTTCCAGCGATGGCTCAAATGTGGCGAACAGGTCTACCTTGGAACAGAAAAGAACTGGATCAATGTCGTATTGATTATGAAGATGACATTAAAGAACTTGGTAATGAATTTATCAGAGAACTTGATAATGACTTACCACTTGGAAAAAAGCTGCCTAGAAATGAGGATGGCACGTTTAATCTTCGTGCGAAAGACCAGGGCTCAGTCAGATTAGGTACTAAACAGTACGCAGGATTTAATATAAAAAGTTCTAAGCAGTTATTAGAAAAACTTGAGTTAGTACTTGGTTATACACCAGTGAACAATGATGGTAAGCCTAGTGTTGCTAAAGATGCTTTGAAAAATTGTGCTGCTGATTCTCCTACGATCCAAACACTTATGACTTGGAAACGTAGAGAAAAACGTAGGCAAATGATAGAAAGCATACAGGATAAGATGTCAGACGATGGATTTGTTAGAGCATCTTATATGCAGTTAGGTGCAGATACAGGCAGAATGTCTAGTATTAAGCCTAATAATCAACAGATACCAAGAGATTCTGAGTTTAGACAATGTGTGCAAGCTCCCCAGGGTTGGAAGATAGTCGATGCTGACTTTTCACAGATGGAATTACGTCTTGCTGCTGCACTAGCTAAAGACAAGAACATGACTGCTGCATTTCAACGTGGAGAGGATTTGCACGACTATACGGCTGGACAAATGGGATGTGACAGACAGATTGCCAAGTCTGCTAACTTTGGTTTGCTTTATGGTGCTGGTGCTGAAGGTTTACGAAAATATGCTGGAAGCAGTGGTGTAATCATGTCTAATGATGAAGCTGTAAAGATTCGTGATAATTGGCTCACTACATATAACGGTATTCGGGATTGGCAAAGAGAGATGAATTATCTTTCACGATCCACCGAAGGGGATGAATGGCCTGAGACTAGAATTCCAGTATCTAATATGCGTAGATTCTTAAAGGGCGATCTTAATAGAACTACTGTCAGATGCAATACACCAATTCAAGGTGCTGGTGCTGCGATACTTAAGTGTGCGTTAGGTAATTTATGGGTCAAAGTCAAGGAAACAGGAGAAGATAAAGTAATGATTGCAGCAGCCGTTCACGATGAATTAATACTTCTTGTTAAAGAAGATTTAGCAGATGAGTGGGCTCAGATTCTTAAAACTACAATGGAAAAAGCGGAGGCAAAATGGTTGGGTAACGTACCAGCATTAGCTGAAGTATCTATTGGCGATAAATGGAGTGAAGTTCATTGAGCACACAGGATCGTATCAGTGCAGCTAAAAAACGCATTGAAGAATTAAAAATTTTAATTAAACACTGGACTAAAACAAATGATTGCAATTACCAGAGATGAAAACGGTTGGTACTTTTACAGCCACAAAAAACCAGACAGAGTACAATACTACAAAAACCTAGCAGATGTTATGCCTCATGCTTATGCAGAAGAACATAAGAGTAGACTTAATGAAGGATCTCTATAAAGAGATTCCGAAAGCCACTACTAAAGATATAGCTAGTATCATTGATTTTTTAAAAAGAGCTAGAGAAGTTCGTACAGGAAAGACTAAAAAACGTAAAGAAGCCAGAAAAAAGTATGTGGAAAGACAGCTTGATAAAGCCGATTTGCCTTTTTGGTGGTAGAGTAGTACAAGAATAATATTGTAAATGGCTCTAAAACACGGAAACAAAAGCTATTATCAGGTACTAATTGACCCAAATAGGGCGGAGCTTATAGAAAAACAAGCAGAAAAAGAAGGTATTCGTGGTACTGCATGGGTCAGGAAAGTGGCTTATGAAGCGTTACAACGTGAATTTCCTAGTTCAGAGTATAAAATTGCAGAAGCTAAAGATAAATTAATGTGGAGAGAATCGGTCCAGAGAAGAATTGAAGGTAGAAAAACTAAAGATTAGTTGTGCTATGAAAGATTACAAAGATTTGATAGAAAATTACCAGTGTCAGCTTGCAGAACTACAGAACAAGTTTTGGTTCGATAATTTGGATATGAAGGAATATTGTGTTAGGTATGATGCTATTAACAAAAGAATAAAAGAGTTAGAAAATGAAACGAGAAGAAACTCAAGCTGGAAAAAAATTAAAGTTTTTGCAGGAAAACAGAAAGAAAAACTTAGTAAGATTATTGCTAGATGTAGAGCTTCGTGGAGTAGATCATAAAATTTATATAACAACCGATTCAAGAGCAGACCTAACCGTTAATGATGGGGACTGGATTAACGACCACATAAGGACTGCTATAGTTAAACATAACTATGAAATCGCAAAAATACCGAGATTACAGGTTAAAGATTTCAGTATCAAGGAAATTAAGGAATATGAAAAAATTTTTTTACAGGATTAGCTGGTTTTTTGTCTCTGATTTCTTTAACTACAAGGTTAGCCTCTAGTTCCACCAGACGACCCAACATGGAAGCTATGAAAACATCTTGTTCCATTTGATGTCGTATAAGATGCGTACAATACCTTTTAATATTGTCCACATCATTACTCTTCATAATTTCTCTACATCTCATTTCAACCGATAGTTTTAACTCTGTAGGAGCTTCTTCTATATCAATGTTAAGAAATTTCTTGATGTTCATTTTACTGGAAATAATTTTTCTTCAATCATTTTGACGATTGCATCATCAACATCATTGTCAGATTTTGCAGCGAGATCTTTTAAAAGACTTAAAGCAGCTTTACGCAGTGACTCAGATTTACCAAATTTGATAAACAGACCAATTAAAAATTTAGACATAGTGTTTTATGTTCTTTCCCAAACATACCAAACATTAACGATTTCGGCCTTCTAATCTGCTTACGTCTTTTTCAAGTTGATTTACTCTACGAAATAATTCGATAATATCTTTTTCTCTTCTTCTACTGACATTAGATAAAACCATTACGAAAGCCGTTGCTGCCACTCCAATTAACACAGGATAGATCTCAGACATTGCTTTAAAGTATAATTATGCTTAGTATGACTAATAAATCCTAGTTATGACAGAAGAAATCAAAAAAAGTCCACTACAAAAACTTAAAGACAACATCACAGACAAAGAAGAGCAATTAGCCTTTATCTCAGTCGTAGTAAGGCTTGTTGTTGTTGCCTGGAGTGGATTTATAGTTTCTCTGAACTACATTTCAATTCCAGGGTATAGTAACGAACCAAAAGATATTACATTCCCTGCCAGTTTGCTTACGGGAGCATTGGCTTCATTTGGATTAGAGGGTGCAAAGAAAAGGGGAGATGGTACATATAAAAAAGAAGATAAACCACTGAACAAAAAAGAGGTGGAACAGTTATTAGCAACACAGTCTGGTAACTATCAAACCATTAGAATAGAGACACCCATTAAAATTCTTGGTGCGGAAGTTATTAACAAAAAGGAGGATAAAAAATGAAAAAACTTCTTCCCTTTTTATTTCTTATATCAACACCAGTTTGTGCTGATATAAAACAGGAATTTGTAACCTCTGCACAGATCACTGTAGATATGCCATATAGCGTTACCAATAAACTTGGAACGACTTATTCAATATCAGGAAACAACATCACTCCATCTGTAACTTCTGGTGGCTCTACAACTTCTGGTCAGATTGGTGGACTTAATGTTTCTAGTCTAACTTCTGGAGTTCCAGCTTTGATTCAAACTGACAAAGCTATTACAAGTGCTGGTTCTGCATTTTCTCTTACAGAATCCATCACTATGGGAGATGCCACACCATCTGCAATAACTCCTTCCAGTGGAATTGCTTCGATACCTCACTTATCTGGCCAAACAACGGTGGGAAGCGGAGGTACGGCTGGAAATCTTGCCCTAACGAGTTTAAGTAGCGGAGTTCATACCTGCACTGCTGGAGGATCAGGTACTAGCTGCGTTGGTTCTACTACTGTTCGTATTACGATTGACTAGACTTTGGCTGTTAGTTTTATTAGCATTACCTATAAGGACATTAGCCGTTCCTGTCGTTCCACAATTTCGTAGTGGTTCGAGTCAGACTTCTTCAACTTCTGAATCCGTAATAAATGAAACGATCACAAGTCATCAGTATCGTACAGGATATTCCTACTCCGCATCAGGACATAATATTGAAAGTGCCGATACAAACAGCTATATCAATCCCACCGCTACCACTCTTACAGAACAAACAGTTGGAGGTGTAAGTTTTAGTTGGACTTCGCCAAACTTAGATTCTGTTCCAAGATGGACAATAACAACTCCAGGATCAGCCTTTTCTCTTCAAGAAACTCTAATAACACCAGGATT